GTTTGGGCTTGTTCCAAAAGGGCGTTTAGGCGTTTGGTGCTTAAATTTGGGTTTTTTAAAATCTTTTCGTATTTGGCTAAAACGCTTTCAAGGCCTTTAACTAGGGCGGTGCCTTGGTCAACACCGGCTTGGTAGAAACGTTTTGCGCTGTCTAGGCCTAGTTTGTCGGCTACGCCTTGGACGGTGGCAACTAAAGCGTTTACGCCATTAGGGCCTGTAATGGCTTCCTGACCGCCTGAAACAAGTTCGGCGGCAATCGCTGAACCCGCCTCTGCGCCTGCCTCTAAAACGGCTTGTAGCGCGTTTTGTGACAATCCACGGGTAAGCAACAAGTCCACGTTGTTTGCGTACTGTTTAACCCCGGCTACTTGGTCACGTAGGCCGTCTAGGAAGCCCGCGCCTGTTTCGGCACCCGCTTCTTTTGCGTCGCTGAAACTGAACCCTGCTTTAATGCCGTCCGAAACGCTTTTGCCAAAATCGGTAAAGGCTTCTTGGGCGTCTTTTAGTTGGTCTTTTGCTTCGTCCAATGCTGTCGTTAGTTTGTCTTTAATAACGTCGTATAGTTCGCTAATTTTCTTGGCTGCACCGCCCGCGCCGTCTTCCATGTCTTTAAGCGGTTTGGTTGTGTCCTGAACTACCTTGCCTAACAACTCGGTGTTTTTAGTCATTAGGTCCGTGTAGTAGGCGCCTTGGGCTAGTTTTTCGTCAACTAAACCAATGCCAGTAATGAAGCCGTCAAATTGTGCGCTTAGTTTCTTTACGTCTATGAGGTCACTAAATGACTTGCTTGTTGCCTTAATTGCTGCACTAAATCGGCCAACACTGAAATAGTAAACGGCCAATAGTTGTTGCACAAGTTTGGCTAAAGCGTTAATTGTTATGGCAACTGAAACGGCAAACTGTTTAAAAAACCCGCCAATAACAGGCCCGGCTTCACCCATTTTGGAAAGCGCAACCTGTATGCCAAACACTAGGCCTTGTTCGCCGAAAGCGTTTGCGACGTCCTCAATAGCGGGGGTTACTTTGTCGTTAAAGAATTTGACAACTTTAATAAACAAAGGCAAAAGTGCGGTGCCTAAATTGGTTTGCACGTTTTCTAAGGTTGCGCTAAGTATCTTTTGTTGGTTGGCTAGGCCGCCGCTTGTGCGCCCAAAGTCGCCTTGTGCGTCGCTTGTTTGTTTGTAAATAATCTTTTGAGCTGCCAAAATCTTGGCCTGTTGACCCAAGGCACCTGACCCGGAATAAATGCCCAATTCCATTGCAGCGGCTTTTAGGGTTGCGTCGTTTAGTAAAACACCGTAGGCACGTAGCGGTTCGCTTTCGCCACGTAGCGCTGCACCAATAGCGTTAATGGCTTGGTCTGTGCTCGTGTTGTTAAATGACGCTAAATCCGAAGCAAGGGTTACAAATTCAGTAGAAAAGGTAACAAGGTCACGGCCCGCCAAGCCTGCCGCTTTACCAAACGTGGCAAACGTTGAAGCGGCGTTTAGCGCGGCTGTTGTTGAAAGCCCCAAACTACGGTTAGCGGTTCGGGCAAACTTTTCTACTTCGTCACTAGATTGCCCAAAATTACACCGGCTTTGCTTATTTGTTCATTAAGGTTCGAAGCCTTTTGAACGGCTGTAAATGCGGCAGCGCCAAGGGCGCCAACGGCTGCGGTAACGCCTGCCATGGCAACACCAATGCCGGGGAACTTTTTACCAAAAGACGAAATTTGTTTGTTGGCAGCTGCTAATCCACTGTCGCTAAACGTGGTAATGATTGGAATATTTATAGCCATTAGCGGTACCGCTGTTTCAATGTTCGGTTGGTTTTCTTTTCAACGTCTGAAATGACCTCTTGCACAACGCTTTGCACGGCAGGCTTGTTTTTTTCTACGGCTTTGTCAATGACGCGGGGCTGTTGACCGCCGCCTTGTGCGTTCAGATTGGCAACAAACATACCTCCAGTGTTGCGCCCGGCATGGTCATAAATAGCACCTGCGGCGTCTGCCTGTTGGACAACCATAAGTTTGTACGGTTTGGACCCGAAGGCTATTTGTTCGGTGTGTGTTTGTACGCCGTCGGTGAAACGCGCAAAGTTGACGTAGCGTTCTTTGCTTGCACGTACACCTACTTTAATTTTGAAACCTTTTTTTACGGCGTCTGTTTGCCAAGTAATTTCTTTGCCTCGAATAAGGCTGCCACGGCCCATGCCGGATAGCGGGGCGCCCTTGACGCCGACAATGGTTGTAATCATGCTGCGGGCCTCTTGCAGCATTGGTTCGCCTGCCCGTTTAATGCGTTTGGTGACGTCGCGCCTATAGGTAGGGTCTATTTTGTTAAGCGCTGCCAACGTTTCTTGGATACCTTTTACTTCCAATTTTTGTTGGGCCATGCCGCTTACCTTTTGTTTCGTTCACCAAGTACTTTAGTGACTGTAAGTAAGTCCTGCGTGTCAAACATTTGCGAATACCAATGCGGCGCCCACCCTGTTGCAACTAACAGTTCGGCTAGTTGCCGTCGGTAGGTGCCGCTTGGGTAGGGTTTGGGGCCTCTTGGTCTATTACCTCAACGTTGGTAATTTGTTTGCAATAAATATCAAAGTCCGAAGGCACAACAATTTTGGCTTGTTTGCTTGCTTCCCATGCAAGGAATAGCAAATCCTCAACACCTATACCGTTTGCCATGTCGGCAGCTTTGCGTTTGAAACGGCGTTCCCATAACACAATGGTAAAAAGGTTTGTGTTTACTTGGTGCGTGCCTTCATGGTTAGTTACTTGAAGGGTTAATTGCATTGCTTGCCTCTTTCGTGTCGGGCCGATTGTTCGGCACTAATTATGCAACGGTGTAAGCGCCGCCAACAAAGGTTATGTCAATGGTTGACAATTCGCCCAAAGTTGCGTTAATCACTGGCATTTCGGTTAGGTATCCCCCGGTTAGGGTAAAAACGTCACCGCCGGCACTGTCTGCAACCGTAATAACGGTAGTTGTGCCTACTAGCGCTGCAAGTGTTTGGTAAGTTTCTGAAGCCTCGTATGATTGGTAGAGCGTCAAGGTCACTTCGCTGTTGTTCAATCCCGCTTGGTAACTACGGTTTGTTTTGCCAAAAGTCGTATTTTCCAACTGGTCAAAACGGTGCGTAAATACTGCCGCGGTGCATTGGTCGGTTAGCGAAACGCTATTAACGGTTACGACTGGGTTGGAAAGGTAAGTGCTTGTTGCCATGGTGTTTAATCCTCTTTCGTTGCTTTCTTATTTTTAGCACCTTTTTTCGGTGCGGGTGTGGATACTTCCTCGGTTACTTCGTCTAGGACTTCGACTATGAACCCGCCCCAAATTAGGCCTGCTACTTGTACGCCGGGTGCGGGCACGTATTCGGTGCCAACAATACCAACGCGGGGGCTTTTAATAATGAACATAGGCACCTAACTTGTTTGGGCTTGCATTTCAATTGTTAAATCATAGGCGGCTAGTTCGCTTCCGCCGATTATGGCAATGGTTGGGCGGCCGTCTGTTACTGCCACGTTTGCGCCTAATACCTTGGCAGCCAAATCCATAAGGGACCGTTGGGCGTCAAGGTTGCCCGGTCCAAGGGTTATGAGGCGGACGGGAAAAGTAATTTTTACAATGTTGTAGTTCCATGCCACAAACGACGGGGCGTCAATAAACGCACAAGGCGGCACAAGGTTTCGAGGGTCGTTGACTACCTGCAAGCCTGTAACCGTTTGTAACGTGGCTGTAAGGTCATCTAAGGCCGTGTTAAACAGGTCGGTGTATGCAACAGGCATTACGCAACCGCGGGCCTGTCAATGCCCAATAGTTGTTTAATCATTGGGCTAAGGCCCATGCTTCCGCCCGCTGCTAAACCGTCAAAACCTGCAAAGTCTGTTACGGCACCGCGTTGACGGTATAAGAAACCTGCATAAGCAATTGTTCCCAAAAGCACCGAAGCGTTGGGCACCGTTGTAAGGCTTTCGTTTCGGTATCCGGCTTCGCGCCTACGCCTGTAGGCAAATTCGTTCGAAGCCTGCCTGCATTGTGTAATAAAGGTTTGGTCCGCTGCGGTAGCCGTGCCAATGCCTAACCAATCCTCAATTTGCGCGTCGGTTGTAACCCAAGTGCACGTAGGGGTTGTAGTGACCGTGCCGGTTGCAGGCACAATGTCCACGTTGTTGGCTGTTTTTGCAAACAACACCTGATTGGCAATAGGCGCTTCAATGTCGTAATGAAAAAAGCCTTGGTCATCTACGCCAGTGAAATAGAACTGGGGCAACTCAAAAACGGTGTACGTGCCGTTAAAAGTTGCGTCAACCCCTGCAATAGTTACCGACTGACCAACCTCTAAAGGGTCGGCGTTAGTTACTAATACAACAACCGCGTAATTGTCGGTTAGGTATTTTTGTTGGACCGAATAGACGGCCATAAAGGCCTACCTTTCGGTTATCAGACGAACTTAACGAACTTGGTTGCGTCTGCCATGAAGGCTGCAGCGTAACCACGGAACGCAATTGTGCGGCCCAAGGTTGCCGGTACTTCAACGCTGATAGCGCCCTTTTGCTGTTCGTAGAACTCAAAACCTGCAGCAGGTCCTGCAGCGTGGCCCATAAACGAACCCGGTGCGTGTTTGTCAACAACCAACACCAACCCAAGCGGGTTGCCGTTCCATGTTGTTGAAGCGGCGTTACCTGCAGCGTTTTGACCCATGAGGTTAGGCGCACCTGTGTATGGGAACACTGGGCGGTTTGCGTCATCTACTGAACTTGACAATGCAGCCCAACTGGCAGGTGTAACAACCATATGCGTAGGCAAGTAGTTGGAAGTTTCCGAAATTTGACGTGCACCGTCGTAGATTGCTGCAACCCAATCGGCGCCAACTGCGGTGTCGGCAACGCTTGCGGTTTGTGTGATTGCTGCGTGGCAAGTGTCTACTGCGTAGTTGTCGGTTGCCTGACCATAAGCGATTGCCAACTGGTTCAAAATGATGTCAATTGACGAAGGGTCGGACCAATCAAGGTCTTGTTCGGACACCGTAACAAACGTTCCAAAACTTAGTTTTGTAATGTCGTTGTTTGACACGACAACTGTTGACGCATTTAGTTGGTCAAACTGTGCGGCCTGTTGTGTTACTACCGGGCGGGTAGTAATTTTTGGACGGCGGAAAGTTGCACCTGCGGAAGGCATTGCCCTTGTCCCAATTGCACTGACAAACGGCCTGATTGGGTTTAGCGAATCGTAGACGCTGCCGGTGATGATTTCTGGCAAAATTCCGGGCGTGCTTTCGGTATTAATAAAAGGTGCAACGCCCGGCGCTGCTTCAATTCGAGCAGCTGCAATGTTTGCGTTTAGTTGTGCAAAATCTGCACCGCCGCGCACATAACTAGCAATATATTCCGACGTTGACGGCAAACGCAATTTGCGTGGCTGTGCATAAATTGCTTGCACGGTTGAAGCCTCAACTACTGAAGGTGTTTCTACTGGGTTAGACATATCGGTAACTTCCTTTTCTTGGTCCTGTTCACTATTTAACTCTACTTCGTTTTCGTTTTGGTGGATACTGGCGGCCACCCGTTCTACCTTGGCAGCCTCAAAAGCGCCGTAAGGCAAAAGCGACAATTCCTGCCACTCGGCCTTAGTGACAATCATGGTGCCGGCTTCGTCAAAACTAAATTCAATAGGCACGGCACCCACACTAAGGCTGTCTAAAACGCCGTCCATGGCGAGCTGCAAACTCTCATTGCCTAAAGCGGTTTCGCTTATTTTGGCTTCAAACATTACAAAATTGTTTACTTCGGTACGTTCGGTGACGACGCCAATGGGCATTTCGGAATTGTGGTAGAGGTACATTTTAGGCTTTTTGCCTTCCAACGGCATAGAGCCCTTTTCAAAACGGACCTTTTGGCCGTCTGAAACTACGGCGTCAACGCCATATTCGAGGGCGACGCCGGCAAGGGTCCTACGTGGCAGCGCGTCGCCTTGCGCGGCGTCAATCTTTAATTCTTGTGGGGTTAATCTAAGCATTGCTTTCCCTTAACTGTTCCGGGGTTTCTTGCACTTCAACATTGGTGTTGTATTCGTTGGCTAAATAACTTTCAATATCAAACATAACACCGGTACCCCGTGGCAAAATGTTATCCGCGCTAAGGGTTTCTTGTATGCAATCTATATACGGTTTTACGCCGAAAGTGTAAAGGTCCCTTGACGCTTCGCTTGACGAAACATAACTGTAATTTCCAATTGAAACAGAAACAAGGTAAGCGGGAACGTTTGCAATGCGCGCAATTTCTTTTGCTTGGTATTCTGCGGCGTCAATCAAAAGCATTTTGTCCGGTGTTGCCGTGTTTGGGATTACTTCTACAAATTCGTTAATAGCACTTGTAGCGTTTGCAAATCTTGCTTCGTCGTATGCCGCTGCCAAATCGCGCAATTCCTGCGGGCTCATAGGCTCACCACCAACTTGGCGAAGCGTTAAAGCCGGTTGCAAACTGCTTGCGTTGCGGTTGCGGGCCTGCTCTAGTTTTAGCGCGGTGTCCACTGACGTTGCGCCAGTGTAAATAAGTCCCTGAATAGGGCTTAAAAACTGCACGCAATCTTCCCAACGAATTGGTAAACCTTGAAACAAAATTTGTTTAGACGGACCAAACCAAACGCCCGTTCCTTGGGCTTGGTCTTGTGTGGTCACAATTGCAGCGGGCAAACGTGTAAACGCCGAAGGATAACCCGAAGCGTCGCGCTCGGTTATATACCAAAATGCGCGGCCATAAAAAAATAAATCGTCAAAAGTCCACGACAAAATAAAGTTGTTTGTAACGCCTTTGTCAATTCGACGCAACCAACTACGTGGCGCTTCGGGGACTTTTTCCATTTCGTCGCCGTTCCACATAGTTTTATACATAACCAATGGAAGGCAACCAATTAGCGAAGCCATAAGGTCCCTTGACCTTGAAATAGTAGGGACCTGCATAAAACGGCTA